GGCGTGCACTGTGTGGCGGCGGCACCGACCTGAAAATCACCCAGCGATACAATACCGGGGCTGTCCATCGCCAGCACTGGTGACGCCAGCGCGATAAGAACACAAATAGGAGAGATCAGCTTCCGCATCGGACCACCTTGTCGATTATGAATTTGAAAGCCCGGCGAGCCTTTCAATTAGCCCCCGGATTGCTCCAAAGGGGGCCCACCATTTGACATCTCTTTGGCAAAATCCACGATGTCCTTGGTGGCCTGCTCAATCTTGTCGAGCTCGCCATGAATCAGAGCGCTCGCGACTTCGCTGTCCTGATCAGCGCCGTCGAGACGCTTTCCAATCGCCTCTGCTCGCGCTTCAATAGAACCGCGCACGTCACGAAGCTTTGCCGACAGTCCCCGCAGCTTTGGTGTCATAACAACCTCACGCCGTCCAAATTGCTCAATTGATTTTGCGAGCACGCGGTCGAGCTCGTGCTGTGCACAGAGGCATTGACCTTCCTCACTCACCACCATCCGGTAATGAGGCGCTGCACGGAAGCATCGGCCCTCTTTTTCGATCCGTTGGCAACGCCATTCTGCGCGGCGACAGATAGCGATGCGCCGTTCCCGCTGCGCAGTGTCTTCCATCGAAGATCACGCTACGACAGGAGAACGATAATTGTTGAGGATGTCTGCAATATCCGGTGTGAATTGCCCCTGAGAGCCGGGACCATTCGCAAACCAGTATTGCGCATCGTAGGCACCCACCACGCTTTCACTGCGAAGCATCGCGTCCCTGTCACGAGCAAACCAGCGCAAGCGCATCATTCGAAGGACCGCGTCCGCGAGGTCCGCAGGAATCGTCGCATAGCCGGACTCGTACTGAATCGCGATCGCGCGGTTAGCCCAGGTGCGCGGATTGCCGTAATCGTCGAGCCGAGTGATTTGTCCAGTCTGGTAGCTGACTTTGAAATCCACGTCCTCAGTCAGCGCAACAGCGTTCTCTGTTACCGTATCGATCGATATGACCGGCCAGCGCGTTAGCTGCAGTGGAGTGAATCCGCCCCGGATAAGACGAGGAAAAGGATCGCGTTGCGCCCAGAATTCATCGAGCACAGTTTCAGCCACGAAAACACGGTTGCAGTATTGCGCAGCCGCGGCCGATGCCGATGCAACCAGCCGCGTGATATAAGCATCATCCTCGGTTTCGGTTATCCCGTACTCGTTTTTGAAGTCCGCCAGCGCCACAAGACTGTAGCTAGATGCCGGCGTGACTACCGTCGTGAAGATCGACTGCGCACCCATTTCACTTGCTCGCCGCAGGCTTGCGCTTGCCGCTAGGGCGCGCCTTCCGCAAAGGCTTGGTGACCTTTACAGAGGCGCCACGCGGGCCCTTGTTCTCATAATTTGAGGCGATGCGGGTGCTGTAGTTCCTGCCAGCCCGCATCATTTCCAGCACTCCTGCGGGACGCCGACCTTCTGATAGTCAACCATGGTCTGGTAGTGAACCGAGAGATTCACGTCGGGCCACCGCACCATGAGTTCTGCATGACCGATCGCGACGTGGTTGGCGAGGTGCAGCGTGTTGCCGGCCTTCTCCCACTTGCGCCAGAATTCGATATCATCATCGATGTGGCCTTCGCCCCAATCACCGTCCGGAGACGGCGTCGAATGAAACCATGGCTTCGGCAGCGCCGCGATTTTCTTGGCGCGCAATAGCGTCAACCCGAAATGCGCGGTCGAGACCGGCATCGTATCGTCGGCGAGCGCACTACGCGGAATCGCCGAAGCGTTCTCCCCTTCCTTTAACGCAACCGTGAACAATGTCGTCTCGTGATGTCGCGAAGATTGGATCGGCGCCAAGGCATCGATCCCAGGATAAAGCATCATCAACTGAATCATACGCGCCAGATGACCGGGCGTCATGATTGAATCGTAGTCGATGGTCAGGATCAGATCGGGATTGTCCTGCTCGATGGTGCGCTCGAACACCTTGGTCATCGACTGACCCCAAAAGGCCCCGCCGTGTTTGCGCATTTTCACCTTGCACGGGATCACCGCTTCCAAAGCGCAGAAGAAATTATCCATGAACCCGAGGCGCGGTACTGACATGCAGCCAGAGACCGACAGCTCCGAAACGTGCGGCTTGCGGGCTTCCAGATTCAGCGAGATCGGATACGCGGCGCAGTCCGGAATGTCCGAAACCCACGGCTCGATCAGGACTAGTCCGGCACCAGCGAGCAACCCACGCAGCCGGTCGCGATCAAACATCGCCTTGTGATAATCGTTGCTATCGGCTTGGCCGCCGAGAACGTAGGATTCGGTAGGCTGGTACTTTCCTTCGAGATAGTTCTGCGCGATATGCGCGAAGTCCGGCACCGCGATCTTGAGCTTGCCGCCCTTCTTCAGGCAACGCACCCAATCTGCAACGACTATGCTCAGTTGCTGATGCGGAAAGTGCTCAAGCACATGGCTTGCGCGAATTTCATCGACCGTCTCGTCGCCGAAGGTGAGCGGGAAGATTTCAGAGCCATGATCGCGGCCCAGCGGGATATAACCTGCCGGCGATACAGCTCCAGCGCCCAGGTCCAGCTTGACAAGGTGACTTCGGCTCTCGTTGCGTTCTTGGAACATCTTCCTATTTCCTCTGTCGGGAGGCGATGGAGCCGGGCCGACACCCGGCCCCATCTATTCAGCGCTGACATTCTTAATCTGGCTGTCGGGCCAGATCGGAATGAAAGATCAACCCTCGATCAGCGAGAGTACTCCGGCCTTCACCGCGGTGACGGGAGATTGCTCGGCGCGGAAACCGTTGGCCGAGACAGAGAATGTCTGCGTGGTGGTCGGTGTCGCGACCACGTTGATATAACGTTTGCGGGCGCGGCAATCGACGTTGAACTTGTACGCGTTAACGCCAGAGGTCCTGCCGATGCCGACAACGAAGTCGATGTTGGTCGCAGTCGCCGAACCGCCGCGGAAGCCCACGCAATCGGCGAAGGTCGACGCGACAGTGGTGTCGCTCTCCTGAAGCTTGAGAGTGGATGGCGAGCCGGCCTGCGTCGATGCGGACTGCGTAGTAGCCGCGACGTCGATGGTGACGTAGTCGACGCCCAGTGTGTCGATGTTGGCCGAAGTGCCAGTGGCGCCGTTGGTTAGAGCGCCCATGCTGCCGGTGTTGGCATCGAGAATGAGTTTAGCTTGCGGAACCATGGTGAGGCCCTCCTTCGGGCGAAAGATCTGTTGGTGGGTTGAACAGGGGAAAGGACGGCGGCCGGCGCGAAGCAGGCCGCCGCTTTGCTTTGCGGACTATGGCGAGACGAGCGAGACCAGCGGTCCCGCAGCCGTGGTGCTGCCCATGTCGTGCACGTTGACATCGAACCGCTCGGTGCCGAGCAGACCGACCTGGTCGTTCTCGAAATAGCGATGATCCGACCGCTTGATGGTGATGCCGCGGCGTTCGCCCATCATCACCGCCATCGGCATGTTGCCGAAGTGCATCTGCACCTGACCGCTGCCCGGTGCCGAGATCGGCAATGTCTGCGCAATCGCGACCGGGAAGCCGAGCAGCCGCTTCTCAATGCCTTGCGAGAGGATATCGAGACGGTTGCCACCAGCGCCGGCGAGCAGGTTCGCCACAACAGAGTAGAATACCTGCTGGGACATATACCATTTCGAGCCGGTGAGCGCGTACTGCGGCAACAGACCCATCAGGTTCGTCAGATCCTTCAGCAAGATAGAGCCGAAGGTCGCGCTCGATGATGTGAACTTGCCGAAGGTGTGGGTGGAATCCACGGCAATTACGGTGGTGCCGCGCATGCCGCCGTAGCTCGAGGTGCCGTCACCGTTGAAGCCGCAAGCATCTTCCTTCACGGCAAAGGCGTAGGCCATTTCCCCAACCAGCCAGTCAGCGATCGCGACGACCGCGTCCTGTTCGATCTCGGTCGAGAAACGCGTCAACACCGACGCTTTCTTCGCGGTCAGGTTGACGTTGTCCCAGGTCGCTGAAGATTCGGTCGATGCCTGATTTTCACCAGTGAAGAACGCCGTCAGACCACCGGTCCGGCGCGGCCAGTTGAGGGTGTCGGAGCCCATCGGCACGACCTGGCATTCCTGCCGGAACACGCCGAACTGTTCGCGAAGGACGATGATGCTCGCCATCAACTCTTCCGGAACGAGGTAGCCGCCGGCGCTGTCAACACCTTCGCCTTGCGCCTTTTGGATCGGCACGCCGCGCGACCTGCACCAATCCTGCGCTTCGGCGTTGCCCATCAGCGTCGCCTTGAACCACATGCCGCCGACATAGGCTTGATCGACAGCGCGAACGGTCTTGCCGCCGATCTCACGGTCGCGGAAATTCTTCAGCGTACCGTAGAGCTTGTGCGCACTCGGCGGCGCGAACGGCGTCAACCGATCCTCACCTGGGACCGGCGTCGCGAGATTGGCGGCAATTTGCTCCGCTTCTTCGACACGGCCGAGCTGTTTTTTGATTTCGATGAATTTTTCTTTGAGGGCGTTATAGATTTCCTCGTTGAAGCCTTCACCTTCGGATTTGCCGGCCATCAAGTCGATTTCATCAGAGGCCTTGGCAAGCATCTGCTTGAGTTCGTGTTTCTTGCTCATCGCTTTTTCCAAATTGTCGCTGGTGCGCTGCCCAGGCGCGGGGGAAAGGCATTGCCAGCGGCGCGATGCGCGGCGTTCACGCGGTTGCCCGCGTGCCATTTCGCTTGCAGAAACGGCAAACTAGATTTTGGCTGAAGCTCTGAGAGCCGCGGCCTCTGCGAGACGCTTTGCCCGCGGATCTTGTTCTACAACTTCGGTTAGTATCGCCACACGTGCAGTTTTATTGCCGTCGTCATTCTCAGGATCGTCATCGTCGGCATCGTTGCCGTCTAGTACGTTCTGAATGCACTTGGTTGCGGACTCATGATGGCCCATCGCCTCGCGCAGTAGCGCCGCGTTGGCGCTCGAAATCCGCCGGCCGGATTTTGCTTCTGGCGGCACGAATGATTTATCGAGCCGTTTCTCATACTCGTCGATGATGTCGCTCGCCGCATCCAGAACTTCCGATGGCGCTTCGGTCTGATCGAGGCGACCCTTTGCAGCGCTGATGCCGCCCTTGACGGCCTTCAGCGCGCCACCGACGATATCGGCAAACGGTAATTTATAGCTGCCGCGCAGCGAAGGATTTGCGGCGTCGTGAATAAGAAAGCCGCGTGCCGCTTTCGTCGCATTAGGATTGTCGCCATCAAAGCCGGCGTCGTCGAGCATGCGCTTGGCCGCCTCTGGGCCGTTCCACGCGGTGTCCTCATCAATCACCAAGTCACGCGCGGCGCCGACCTTCCAGTCAGGCGTCGCTGACTTGGCCAGATACTTCTGACGGGTCGATCGTGGCGTCTTCGCCTGGCGGAAGGTTTCCTCAAGAACGCTGCGTGGCACCAGGACGTGACCGCCTTCGTCGAGCAGCTTCGACGCCCATTCGCGCAGCGGTCCGGTGTCGATTCCCTGCGCCTTGGCTTCCTGCAGCGCGTTCGGATTGCACGGCACCGGACAGACCGATATCTCAAGCAACTCCTGCTTGGTGAAATCAATACCGAACGGGCGCTCGTTGCTATTGACGAAAGAATATTCCAGCGGAATGAAGCCGACGCTGACCGCCTTCACATAG